CCTTGTTAAGATAATATCAACACAAAAAATCCAATTACCAAATAAGGATTTAGTCGGTTTAAAGAGATCAGAAGAACAAAAAGAAGTCACAAAAGAAAAAACAAAATTACCTAAACCTACTGGTTGGAGAATGCTAGTTTTACCATTTAGAATGGATGAAAAAACTAAAGGCGGAATCTTACTAGGAGGCGAAACTATAGACCGACAACAAGTTGCATCACAGTGCGGAAGTGTACTTGCGATGGGAGATGCTTGTTATAGGGATAAAGAGAGATATCCAAACGGTCCGTGGTGCGCGGTTGGTGATTGGGTGGTCTTTGCACGTTATGCAGGATCACGAATAGAAATTGAAGGTGGGGAAGTTCGTCTTTTAAACGAAGATGAAATACTAGCAACCGTACAGGATCCAACAGATATCCTGCACAAATACTAACATAGGAAGGAACTATGCCAGAGGAAAATAAAATAAAACAAGAACAGCCGAAAGTAGATTTAGATACTTCAGGACCTGAAGTCGATGTAACTTTACCAGAGGAAGTAAAAGAAGAAGAAGTAGTAGAAACCAAGGAAGAAGAAACAGTAAAAGAAGTTGTAGAAGAAGTAAAAGAAGAAGTTAAAGAAGATGATTCTAAGTTAGAGGAATACAGTAAAGGTGTTCAATCACGTATTGCTAAACTCACAAGAAAAATGAGAGAAGCAGAACGTAGAGAAGGTGCTGCTGTTGAATATGCTCAAGCTTTAGAATATCAAAGAAAACAAGATCAGTCTCAATTTAAAAAAATGGATACTGATTATTGGTCTAGATTTGAGAAAAATGTAAAAACAGGAATGGAGTCTGCTCAAAAAGAATTAGCAGGCGCTATTGAATCTGGAGATGCAGCAGCTCAAGTTGAAGCTAATAAACGGATTGCAACATTAGCATTTGATAATGCTAAATTAGAGCAAGCCAAAGCAAATAAACCAGTTGAACAGGAACCTGTACAACTATCAGACGGTGGAAGATTACCACAGCAAACTCCGCAAAGTTTACCGGAACCTGATCCTCAAGCAGAAGCTTGGGCTAGTAAAAACACATGGTTTGGCAAAGATCGAGCCATGACCTTTACTGCCTTTGAAATTCACAAGGATCTTGTAAATGAGGGATTTGACCCTAAATCGGATGACTATTATTCTGAAGTTAATAAAAGAATAAAAGTTGACTTTCCTCATAAATTTGCTAAAGGTGGTGAAGTAGAGCAAACGTCCAAGACCAATCAGTTGGTTGCTTCAGCTCAGAGAAGCGTAAGACCTGGACGCAAAACTGTGAGACTCACATCCTCTCAGGTAGCAATAGCTAAAAAATTAGGTGTGCCACTCGAAGAATATGCAAAACAAATAAAACTCACGGAAGGAGCATAAGCATATGGAAAAAGAACAAAAAACTTCTCGTGCGAGTCAAACACGGCAAAAGACTGAAAGGCCAAAAGTGTGGACTCCCCCATCATCTCTAGATGCACCCCCTGCACCTGATGGATTCAGGCACAGATGGATACGGGCAGAGAGTTTAGGGTTTCAAGACACTAAAAATATCTCTGGAAGATTAAGATCCGGTTATGAATTGGTGAGAGCCGATGAATATAAAGATACTGATTATCCTGTAGTCACTGAAGGAAAATACAAGGGAGTGATTGGGGTAGGTGGCCTTGTACTCGCAAGGGTACCCGAAGAAATCGCGAAGCAAAGAACTGAATATTATCAGCGTCAAGCTGAAGGTCAGGATGAAGCGGTAGAACACGATTTAATGAAGGAAGAGCATAAGAGTATGCCTATTGATGTAAATAGGCAATCTCGTGTAACCTTCGGTGGTACAAAGAAAAGTTAATTTTTTAACTATTCTCGGGATAATCGACTAAAATTAACCCGTTTACAGGTAAAACTGTAAACATAAGGAGACAACTATGGCTAATAGAAATAGCGCAGGATTCGGATTTATTCCAGCTGGTACGTTAGGCAATACGCCTGCTACCAATGGACTGTCTGAATACTTTATAGTGGCTGCTGACTCTGTAAATAAGTTCAATGGTATGGGAGTACGTGTTACTGCCGGATACATTGTAACTGGAGAAGACAGTACCACTGGAACGACCTGTGGTGTTCTACAAGGTATATTTTACAACGCTGCAACTACGTTAAAACCTACGTTTGCAAGTTGGTATGATGCAACAATCACACCAGCGAACAGCGAAGATACTAAAGCGTTTGTAAATGATAACCCCTTCCAATTGTACAATGTCGCAACCGATGCAGCAGTAGCAACTACTGTCGCGGGTGCACATGCTATCTATCTTGACACATTTGATGTGAACACAGGTGGAAACACAACAACTGGAAGATCAAGCACTACAATTGACATTGGTGACACTGCAGCTGCAGCTAATACATGGAGACTTATTAGAAGCGCAGAAGACCCAGAAAACAATGATCTGACAGCAGCTTATTGTACCGTCGTTGTAATCCAAAACTTAAACGAGTACATTGATAGTACTGGTGCTTAAGTCTGAATAGGAGATAAATTATGGCAATATCAAGAACACAGCTAGTTAAAGAACTAGAGCCAGGTTTGAATGCACTATTCGGCCTGGAATACAAGAGGTATGAAAATCAGCATGCTGAGATTTATACAACCGAGTCAAGTGACAGAGCTTTCGAAGAGGAAGTTATGTTATCTGGATTCGCTAACGCACAAACAAAAGCAGAAGGTCAAGGCGTATCATTTGATGACGCGCAAGAAACCTACACTGCACGTTACACTCATGACACAATTGCTTTAGCATTTGCAATCACAGAAGAAGCTATCGAAGATAATCTCTACGATAGAATTGCTTCTAGATACACAAAAGCTTTGGCACGTTCTATGTCTAATGCGAAACAAGTAAAAGCAGCAAGACCTTTGATTCAAGGACTTCCGTCAACGGATAACTTTGATTCAGGTGATGCAGTTTCTCTGTTTTCAACTAATCACACAACGGTTAGTGGAACAGCAGTTAAAAATACTTTAACAACGCAAGCAGACTTAAACGAAACATCATTAGAGCAAGCATTGATTGACATTGCTGGCATGACGGATGAACGTGGAATAAGAGTCGCAGCAAGAGGAATGAAAATGGTCATTCCTTCAGCTAATCAGTTCAATGCTGAGAGATTGATGAAATCTCCAGGCAGAACTGGAACAGCAGATAATGATATCAACGCTGTAGCATCAATGGGAATGGTTCCTCAAGGTTATAGAGTGAACAATTTCTTAACTGATACAGATAGTTGGTACATCATTACTGATGTCCCTAACGGTATGAAAATGTTCCAAAGAGCAGCTTTAAAAACTGCTATGGAAGGTGATTTTGATACTGGCAACGTTAGATACAAAGCTAGAGAAAGATACTCGTTTGGAGTATCCGACTATAGAGGTATCTTCGGTGTAGAGGGTGCGTAATCCAAAATAAATTTGTGGCGGGACACAGTTCCGCCACATTTCACAAATAAGGTAAGAAATGCTTAAAAAATTCCTAGTACAAATATGGGCTTATGATTATCACGCTAAATTTGAAGTTTTAGCGGAGGATAATCGTGAATCTATTGAACACTCTATCCTTGACAAATTAGGAGAAAAGAGTATAAAGTGGGAATCAACGGGAATGTTTCGAGATATCCGTAGAATAACCTATGAGGAGGTTATAAATGACCGAAGACCTATACAAACAGAAAAGGTCCTTGGAGTTGAGGTGGCAGTTGGAGTATGAGCAAAGTGGTAAATATACTCTTAACATGGTTGAAATTGATGAAAAAATTAAAAGTATCATCACTGAGATCAAAACTGAAGAATTTAAAGTTGCTGATAGAGAAAACAAAATCAGTAATTCAGCCCCCGAAGTTTCTGTGGCAACTTAGATAAACGCCGCATCGCTGAAATCGTACTTTTTCGCAGGGATCCCTTGCACTCTACTCAAATTTCATATATATTTTATTCACTATACAAATTTTAATAAAACTTAAATGTAGACGCGTATAGTCGACATCCCCTAGGGACTACATTTAAAATATTCTAGGAGGAATATTATGTCAAACACAACTTTTTCGGGACCCGTAAGATCGGAGAACGGATTTAAATTAACAAGCAAAACTGCATCAACAGGTGTAGTGCATGACAGAACTCAGGTATCTGGGTTAATGGATGCAAGAAGAAAATATCTTTATGAGCCTTTTCTACAAAGACCAGGCCTTAATGCGATAAATGTCGTCGACCCTGATGCAAATGATGCAACAGCACTGGCAGTAACACAAGCAGCTAACAAAAACTTTGAAACATTAGGTACTAACTACACGACTGCTTTGACTACTTTTTCAGCAACTCAAGCGGGAATCGTAATGACAACAGCAACAGCTGATGAAGATCAAGGAATTCTGTTACCACATTTAGATACAAACCAAACAGCTTGGAGCGGAACTAAATGGGGAACTGAAAACCAAGTAGAGTGGGAATGTTCAATTTCATTACCTGCACTTGATAACCAAAAAGTTTGGGCTGGTTTGAAACTGACAAATGATCAACTTCCTCAAACGGATGCGGACCAAGCATATTTTTATTTTGCAACGGACGGAACGAATGGGCAAGCGATCGATGACTTTACACCATGGTACTTTATCTATTCTGTTAACGGCACTGACTACCTAACTAACACAGGTATTACAGTAGCAGTTAGCACGAACTATCATTTCAAAATTTCGATTGATAGCGATAGAAAACCATCCATTTTTGTAAATGGCAGACAATACAGTGTAACTCAAACTGCAATAACAGCTTTTGATGGTTCAACTGAAGTAAGTGGAACAACTCAGGCAACTATTGCAACAAGTTACTCAGCTACTAATGCGAACACTCAAAAGGGTGCAGCGATGAAAAACGACATTGATTTAATTCCTTACATAGGGATTGAAGCTGGTGACGGTGCTGCCGCATCAATAGACGTTAGTTATAGTACAATTAGCAGACTATTGTTTGAATAATAAATAATTTTAAGATGGGGTTTCGGCCCCATCTTAATTAATAAAGTTAGGAGAAAATTTATGGCAACAGATCTAAAATCATCTGCGGTAATTACAACTACGGCACTCGACGCTGATGGTTTATCAACTGCAGCAGCAGTTGGAAATAATGCAGCACTTACTTTAGGTGGAGCATTAACTTCTGGAGGCGCTTATACAGCAGATACTGGTACAGCTAGACAAATTACACTTTTAAGTGCAGATGACGATTCAGGAATTACATTTACAGTAGTAGGAACGGATGTTAATGGAGATGCTTTATCAGAAACTGTTACTGGAGCAGATACTGGCACAGCAACAAGTACAGGCTATTTTGCAACAATATCATCAATAACAGCAGTTGGAAATCCAGCAGGTAATATGTCTGCAGGAATTAATTCTGAAGTAGCAGGCGTTATTTTTCAAGGTCGCACACGAGTTAAAAATTTAAATTGGTCTGGTGGTGGTGCTATTGGAACAATTAACATAAGAAATAGTGGAACAGCAGGAACAAGTTTAATAGCAGTTCGTTCTGATGCTACCTTAGGAGTTAATGATCATCTTAGTTTAGCAAAAGATGGTGTTCTTTTTGCTTCTGGAGCTTATATTACTTATACAGAAACTCAGTGTAATAGTGTAACGGCATTTTACGGATAGTAGGTAGCCCATGGCGAATACTACTTCTGGAACAGTCACTTTTGACAAAACATTTGCTGTTGATGAGATTATCAATGAAGCTTATGAGAGAATTGGTTCTCAAGTATCTTCCGGTTATCAATTAAAAACAGCAAGACGATCTTTAAATATTCTTTTTCAAGAATGGGGCAATAGAGGTTTGCACTACTGGGAAGTAGGCGATACAGATATCGATCTTATTGAAGGTCAAGCTGAATATACTTTTTATAGAGCATCAGGCGATGGAACTAGTTCTGTTACGGTGGGAGGAACAAGTGGAACTTCTACTTATGGAATAGCAGATATTTTAGAAGCGACTTATAGAACAGGTCGAACTGAAACAACACAGGCAGATTCTACTCTTACAAAAATAGCTAGATCAGCATATTCTGCATTATCAAATAAATTAACTAAAGGAACTCCTTCTCAATATTTTGTTCAACGATTTGTTGATAAAACAACCGTTACACTTTATCCAACACCAGATTCTACTGCAGCAGCAAAATTTGTTCATATGTTTTTTGTAAAAAGAATTCAAGATGCAGATGCGACTTATACCGATGCAACGGACATCCCTTATAGATTTGTTCCTTGTATGGCATCTGGATTATCTTTTTATTTATCACAAAAATATGCACCACAAAGAACACAAGAATTAAAATTATTATACGAAGATGAATTAGCACGTGCTTTATCAGAAGACGGGTCTGATGCTAGCACTTATATAACCCCGAAGAATTATTATCCGAATATATAATTATGGCATTCGCAAGAGGAAAATACGCAAAAGCAATATCAGACCGATCAGGTATGGAATTTCCATATAGTGAAATGGTTAAAGAATGGAATGGAATGTTTGTTCATAAATCTGAATATGAAGCTAAACAACCACAATTAGATCCAAGACCACATGGAGCGGATCCTCAAGCATTGGAAAATGTAAGAACAGATAGAACAGAAAATGATGTAGCTCAATTATTAATTCATGATCCGTTTACCACGTACGCTGCTTCATCAAGCGTAATTAACGTTAATACTCCAAATCATGGATTAACTAGTGGAGATACTAATAGATTTAGAGGAACGCCAACAATTGCAGGAGATTATGCAAATCCAGCATCCTTTGACGGCATAGCGGGGTCAAACATTGCAAAAGCGGCAGGGTATGCTATTGTTACTGGCAAGTATGTTAGCGGCTCTAGAGACACAGATTTTACAGACGACTGGTTTTATTTTACTGTAGACACTAGCACGGCTACAACAGGAGGAATTACAGGAGGAGGGTTTCCGGTCTCGGTAGGACCAGCGACTCTAACAGCATAATGGCAGGATTTACATATTCAACACTTACAACAGCAATTCAGAACTATACAGAAGTTGGAACCGGCGTACTTTCAAGTACGATCACGGATCAATTTATAGATAATTCAGAACTTAGAATTCAAAGAGAGATTCCAATTGATG